ACTTTAATAGCTGGCTAATGGATATTTTAATTTATAATCTCAACATAGGTAGGCAGATACAAAGACTGTTTGCAAGTTTTGAAAAAAACGAATGGAATGTTTTGTGGCTATATTGTTTGTGCAAACCGTTGATAGAATTGCACCAAGAATTTTTATTGTTTAGCATTGAGCAACGTGACGAAGCTTATGCCAACTCACAAACTTTGTTGTTGGCATATAGATTGAATAGGCGTTTTGACACGGTTTTAAAACGGATTTATATTGTCAATCATACGCTTAACAATCCTGTAAGTTTGTCTATACATTTTACTGTTTATGTTCCAACTACCGTAGATGCAGAGGCGGTTCGTAGGTTTGTAGAAAAATATGTTATTGTAGATAAGAGTTTTGTCATACTAAATTAGTCATAAAATGGAAGAGGAACTTAAACTATTAGCAGAAAAGTTATTGCAAAAAACTGAAAAAATAGCTTTGCAATATTCTATGAAAGCATTTAAAACTTCGTCATGGGATGGTAAAGCTTGGGAAAAACGGAAAGCAAGTAGTCAAAATAGAAATGACCGTAGAAATAAAGACAAACCAAGGGCTTTGTTAGTCAGGTCAGGAAATTTGCGAAGGTCAGTTATTGTAACAAGCAGAAACGGACAAGTAATTATTATGAGTGATATGCCTTATTCCGAAATTCAAAATGAAGGTGGTGTTATCAATCACCCTGGTGGCACTCCTTACACTTTTGGAAAAGATGGAAAGTCAAAGTTTATCAGTAGGAAAAGGGCTGATGAATTGGAAGTAAAAGCACAAATGCGGAGAACAAAAAATTCTCAAATTACCAATACACGTAGATTTAGAGTTACAAAACCACACAAAATAGAAATTCCAAAACGTCAATTTATTGGAGAATCACAAGAGTTAGAAACTCAAATTGAAAATATGGTGTACAAGGAATTGGAAAAACTATTTTCAAAGTAATATTTTTGGAACACTGATGACACGGAACACACGGAAAAAACACGGAAAATAAGATGCTAAAAGAGATTTATTTGGTGATTAGCGAAAGGCTTAGAACCATTACGGAATTAAAAGAAGTAAGTTGGTACACTCGTCAGGACATGGATAATGAAACCGAAATGTTTACAGTTCCTGTGGCTTATATTGAATTTGATAAAATAGATATGTTAAGCCTACCCAATAATGTACAAATGGTAGAAAGGCAGCTAAAATTTAAAGTGAGATTAGTAACAGAAAGTTTGGAGGCTTTGGAAGATGGCATGATAAAACATTTAGATTTATCTGACGAAGTCTATTTAGCTTTACAAGGTTTTAATTTTGTAGATTCTGCAACAGAACAACAAATCATTAATTCAATACGTAGAACTGCTATTATGCCTGACCATACTATTTCTAATTTGATAGTTTCTGTGCAAAGCTTTGAGGCTATTGCCTTTGATTATGGAGCTGAGAAAAAATATGTTAAAAAAAATCCGACATTAAAAATACAGTTAATTAAATAATAATTAATTTTGTACTTATATGACTGCTATGACTACTTTACCTACTAATTATACGCAGACAGCTACCAAAGCTGCTATGACTCGTCGCAACAATACTTTAGCTCGTAATCAATTATTAATTGCGGAGTTTAATGAATTGTATAATACGCAACGCTTGCGATTCGATGATGTATTAGAAAAAATAGCTACACGGTTTGGATTAACAGCTACTACAGTCAAAAAGATTTTAAAGAAAATTTAAAACAGGATTACAGGAGTGCCTGCCACAGGATTAACAGGATTTTAAAAAAGAAACCTTTAAAAGGTTTCTTTTTTTTGTAGTTTGTAACACATTTTAAGCTAATTTTTAGCTATTTCACTTTCCAACTCTTCCTTTGTTTTTTCAAACTCTTGTTCATTTATTGCATTATCATAAGGCGACTGCATTTTGTCAAATAAAAGGAAGGAAGCCAACTTTTGTTGTGCTTTCTCTTTGTCTGACAGTTTGTTTCGTTTTTGCTCTGCTTGCTGACGCAAAGTTTCAAATAACTCTCTCATCGTGTTAAATTTCTTTTAAAATAATGTCAATAACCATAAATACAAAAGGTGTCATCTTTTAAAAAGATGACACCTTTTTTTATTCTACGCCATACTTTTCTTTGAGTTTGGCAAGTTCAGCTTGGATAAGTTTGCTGGTTTCGCTATTTTTATCAAGGCTATCAAATATAGAATCATCATAGCATTCGCCTACTTCTGCCCTGCGTTTTTGTCTTTGCTCTTTTATAATGCGTTTCATAACAACTTCAAGTTCTTTATGAAATTGTTCAGGTGCTTCTTTTAGGTTCATAGTTTTGTAGTTTTGAGTAGTAAACCAAGTTCTTTAAGCCATTTGATAATAGCTTCATCATAATATTGTAAGATTTCGTCTCCTGTCTTATTAGCAAGTATCATTTTATTCATATCATATTCTAATAAGTTTTCCAACTCGTCAATATCATCAAATGTTAATTTTGTTTGCCAACCGTTTGTAGGTCTTGTAATGATAAGTAATTCAGTACCTGTAACTAAATTTATTTCGGCTGCATCATATTTTAGCGTCATGTAAATATCACTTGGACTAAAATAACTCTTTTTAGGGTGATTATGAATTGTATATTGATTAGTTGTTTTAGTCCAATTAGTCAATTCTACACTATTTATTTCACCATCGACTTCCTCAATGATGTTACCAAACCTATCAAAAACACTTAATTTTTCATACCGCAAGTTAGTAATTTCTTTTGCTTTTTGCAAAATTTTTGCCTCTCTTATTTCACTAACAGCCTTTTCTATATTGCCGTTTACGGTTTTTCTTTGTGCAGGTGTCAAGTTTTCAAAATAAGGATGCGAACTCGGAAATATGATACCTGTTTTGCCTACGTTATTTTGAAACAAAGAAGGATTAGCAGGTATGTCTTTTGGCATAGTTGTACCCTTAGTTCCTTTCTCTACTTGATAAACAGTACACCGACAATTCCAACCATTTGGCGGATAATGTGTATTCCAAAACGGACTATCTACGGGTTCAACCACACCGTCAATGGCTGCGTGTTCAGGACGTGTTCTTTTGTCATTGACTGCCTTATATACCAAATCGTAGTCATCTTTTTGGCTTTCAAAACCTTTCCATTTTGTTGCCATTTGCGATGAACTAACTGCCAAATTATATTCTGCATTCAAAAAAGCACCATTATAGGTAGCATTAAGTTTCTTAATTTCCTTTTTGAAATCTGTAAAACTTCTTAACTTTCCGTTGGCATCACGCAACAGTAAACTTGCTTGTTTTAATTCTTGATAGGTTTTGAAACCCGAAAATACAAAAATATTCTCTTGCATAAAAGCTGCTAATTCAGGCAAGGTTTCATAACTCACACCACCTGCTAATAGAGCTTTGCTAAGTTCTTTGGCTGTTTGTTTCAAAAGCCCCACCCCCAGCCCCTCCCCAAAGGAGAGGGGAGTTTTGTTTTGTTGGTACAGTTCCTTTGCAAGTTTATCCCAAATTCTTTCGAAAGAGTTTGGAACTTCACTATTCAAGTTTTCAAAATTATTTTCTCTAAGTTGGTACAGCCCTGATAATTTGAGGTGCATTTTTGCTGTTTGATTAGCAATTACTGCACTTGTGTTTAGCAGGGCTGAGTCGAAAAAACTTAAATCTTCGTTTGTGTCTTTTGATTGGATTTTATCTTTTTCATTGTCTTTTTCATTATCTTCCTCTTGCAAATGTTTCCAAACGAATTCGTAACCTTCCAAATTAGTAAAACCTTGTTGTATCAAAAAAGGAATTAACTGTTTATTGACCACAAAACTAAGCCAACGCATATCAGCCTCCACATACGCATCTAAAACTCTTTCGTGTACTTCTCCTTGACTTCTGCTACTTCCGTTGTCGGCTGTCATGGTTTGTCCAATGACAAGTTTTGATATTTGTTCATCGTTGGTTTTAATAAACTCCTGATAAATTTTATAAGGGTCTCCATTGACTTGTTCCAATAAAGTAACTTTGTCTTCTGCTGCTAAAATTGCCCAGCCATTACTGCCCAATGCTGCTAAATCTTTTGCCATGTTGTCTAACTCACTTTCGTCAGTAGAATTTGTATTGGCAATAATTGTTGGCATACCGTATTTTTCGGAATGTCTGCTCCAATCTGAAAAACTGTAATTTTTCCAAATCACATAACGTGAGGCTTTGAGCAATAAACCATAATCATCGTCATCGCCAACCTCAATAATATTCAAGTTTTCATTGCGATAAGGAATGCCATTGGTAGTAGAAATCATAGGATTGATTAAAAACAACCCTCGTTCAGGAGATATAAAATGGCGAGGAATTAATTTCACACCTGATAAACCATTTTCATCAACATCAACTTCTATTAAAGAATGTCCCCAAAATTTGGTATCCAAAGCCAATTCAAAAAATTTAAAGAATGGCAAAGTTTTGAAAGACTTTGTCAGTTCCTTATTTTCAATACTTTTTGCATCAACCAGCATAAATGTTTCGCACAAAGTTTTGTTCTTACGAGTTTGCATAACACTCGTAAGCTGTGCATCCATTAATGCCCATTTATATAAGGTATATAAAGGATAACGATAAAAGTAAGGCGGATTTTCTGCTTGGTTAATTGCATCTTGCCACCTATCTATCTGCATTCTATCTTTAAAAGTTGTACGTTGGTAATTGGAAATTGTGCTACGTACTTTCTCAGATAATTTAGGACGTTTGGTTTTGCTACTTTCGGAGTTTTTCACTTCAAAAAATAGGTTTTCTTTTCTGTTAAATATATTAAATAGCTTTTTAAACATCGTTAAATGAATTTTTAATGGTGATTTAATGTAACACATTGAAAATTAATTAGTAAATTAGTAAATTTTTAGTTTTTAACTTACTAACTAATAAATTACTAATTTACTAATTATTTTCAGTGTGAACGTGGAGGTTGTGAGCCAAAACGCCTTCTTGTATAATTGGTATTACTTGCACTATCTATTACTTTGCGAGGCAAGTCTAAACCTACTTCACCAGCTGCAATTTTCTCTAAGGCAGTAATAGCCTCTTTGTAGTCTAACTCTCTTTGAGAATTTTCAATGTATTTTGGTAGCCTTTTATACAGTTCGTAAATGGCAATGTGCTTGCAAAGTTTCATTAAATACGCATCTCTTTCTGTACCTGTTTTGCTAAAAATGGTAGGTGTATCATACCTTTCAAATAAATAGCTTCGTACCTGTGCAATAGTTTCGCCAGCGACAGTATCAAAAATTGCGTCATTATTTTCTATAATTTGGTTGAGATTAGTATCTTTAACCAGCGTTGTAAAATCCTCTTTGAGTAAAAACATAGCTATTTTGTTTTAACGTGAATT